TTATTGGTGGAGGATCCGTTGCTTTTTATACTACTCAAGCATATCCAGATGTTCCCATTTGGATTAATGATCTTTATGTTCCTCTTTATAACTTTTGGGTTCAACTCCGAGATAATGGAGAAGAACTTTCTGAACGATTAAAAGAGATTAAAACTAAAGCATCGGACTTTGGAGATCAGGATGAAAAAGATGCTGCTCACAAAGAACTTTTTAATCAGACTCGTGTAGACATTAACAATCAAGAGGGGTTGGAGAGAGCAGCAAGTTTTTTTGTTTTGAATAAGTGTAGTTTTTCTGGACTGACAGAGAACAGCACATTTTCTGTAACTGCTTCTCGTTCTAATTTTTCTTTTGTTGGTATTGAAAAACTGAAAGAATATTCCAAGTTGATGAAGAACTGGAAGATCACAAACATTGATTACTCTGAAGTAATGAATGCTTCTGGTGATAATGTATTCGTATTTCTTGACCCTCCTTATGACATTAAAGATTTTCTCTATGGAAAAAATCGTGAAATGCATAAGTCATTTGATCATGATGTATTTGCTGAGAATGTTTATAAGTGTCCTCATAAATTCATGATCACTTACAATGTGAATGATAGACTCTTGGAGTTGTATAATGATTATGAACTAACCTATTGGAAACTTCGTTATTCAATGGCACATCGTGGTGACAAGGGAACTGATGAAAATGTGAAAACTGAACTACTTGTTACCAACTATCCTATTGTAAAAAGTAATCCTTTGGAGAGTATGCTGTATGCCTGAACTTAAAGACTGGTTAAATTCGGTTAACTTCACAAAGGAAGATCTTTCTGAGGATATTAATTCTTATCCACCATTTATTGTCAATCGTTGTTTGTCGGGACACATTGATTGTGTTTTGTTTGCTAATGAAATGAATATGAACGCACATCTACCAAAAGATATGCAATATTCTTTCTATCTAAATAGTCTTAGGAAACGGAAGAGATTTTCTCCCTGGCTCCGTAAAGATAAAGTCAAAGATCTAGAATGCGTTAAACAATACTATGGTTATAGTAATGAGAAAGCATCTCAAGCTTTGAAGATTCTAAATAAAGAACAACTTAATTTTATTAAACAACGACTTGAAACTGGCGGAACGAAATGACTACTCAAACAATTGAACCACAAGTAAACTGGTCTCCCGATATGATGGTGGAGGTCGTTTTGAATGAACCTGATGATTTTCTGAAAGTTCGTGAAACTTTGACTCGTATCGGAGTTGCTTCTAGAAAGGAGAAAAAACTCTACCAATCTTGTCACATTCTTCATAAACAAGGTAGATACTACGTTGTTCACTTTAAGGAACTGTTTGCTTTGGATGGCAAGCACGCAAACCTTACAGTGAATGATGTCCAACGCAGGAATCGTATCACACGTCTTCTTTCGGACTGGGGACTGATTACTGTTGTGAAAGAGGACTCTATTGCTGATATTGCTCCTCTAAATCAAATCAAGGTTCTTGCATATAAAGATAAGAACGATTGGATTCTGGAACAGAAGTACAATATTGGTAAGAAAGGAAAGGGTCAGGAAACCGAATGATTTTGTAGGGAGTTCAACACTCCCTTTTTTTGTGTCTTTTGTATAATTAGTGATGGATGCCATAAGGATCCACAAAACACAAACTCGCTTTTTAAGGAGCTACCATAATGACGAATCTTGCACGTTATACTGCATCGGATCTTCCTACTCTTTTGGATAAGATCACTCGTAACAGTATTGGGATGGATGAATACCTTGACCGTATTTTTAATGTCCATGAGACTTCATCAAACTATCCCCCATACAATCTTATTCAAGTAAGTAATGTAGAATCTCGTTTAGAACTTGCACTTGCTGGATTTAAAAAGGAGGAAGTACATGTATACACAGAGTATGGAAAACTTTTTGTCGAAGGACAAAAGGAGGATAAAGAGTCTGATGCCCGTTACGTCCATAAGGGACTGGCTCAACGAACTTTCAAGAGAGCATGGACGATGGCAGACGACACGGAAGTATCCAACGTTACCTTTGAGGATGGACTACTCACAATCCAGTTAAAGAAGATTGTTCCAGATCATCACGCACGTAGAGATTATATCTAAATATATTTGAATATCGTCGGCGCAGGGGGAACGACTGGCAAAATCCAGTTGACTTCCCCCCTTTTTATTGGTATGATGGTTGGAGAGGATTTACTGTTTTATGACGATTAAAGTTGCTGTATTAAAATCTGGTGAAGATGTTATTGCGGATATTCAAGAGATGGTTGTAGGAGAAGAACCCGAGAATCAAAGAGTAATTGGATATTTTTTCAATAAACCATGCGCCGTTTCTTTTAAACGAAATGAAAACGATTCTACATTCGACATTGGACTTTTTCCTTGGATTCCAATTACAAAAACTACTAGAGTTCCTGTAGATCCTACTTGGGTAGTTACTTTAGTTGATCCAATTGAACAGTTGGAAACTATGTACAAAAAAGATGTTTTGAGTAAAGAAGATGATCAAACTATTAATGCTGTTGAACAATCAGATCTTGGTCTCACAGATTGAAGAAGTTCCATCAGAACTGGGAGAACCAGATTGTAAATTGATTGAACCATTCGTTCTTGACGAAAAAGATGGAACGTTATCTCCTTGGTTGTCTGGTGTTTCATCCCAGGACACTTTTATGATACACTCGGATAAGATTCTGACAATCGCAGATCCCAAACCAACACTTCTTGAAAAATACCAGAACCTGATTAAATGAGATTTTATACCAACGTGCAAATGATCGGGAATCAGTTTCTCGTTCGTGGTTATGATAATGGTAAACATGTAATGTTCAAAGAAGAGTTCTCACCAACTCTCTTTGTTCCTTCTAAAAAAGAATCAAAATATAAGACTCTTGATGGTGAGAATGTAGAACCTATTGTTCCTGGTTCTGTTCGAGACTGTCGGGAGTTCTATAAAAAATATGATAACGTAGATGGATTTAAGATCTACGGAAATGATCGGTATGTTTTTCAATACATCTCCGAGAAGTATCCCGAAGATGAGATCAAGTTTGACATCACTAAAATCAAACTTACTACTCTTGATATTGAGGTGGCTTCTGAGAACGGATTCCCAGATACTGAATCTGCATCCGAGGAAATCTTGACGATCACTATTCAAGATTATGCCACTAAAAATATTATTACTTGGGGTGTAAAACCATTTAACAATAAGCAATCAAATGTAAAATATATTGAGTGTGGTTCTGAGTATCAACTTCTTCAAAACTTTCTTGACTACTGGACAAAAAATATTCCAGAAGTGATTACTGGATGGAACATTCAGTTCTACGATATTCCTTATATTTGTCGTCGTCTCAACAGAGTTCTTGGTGAAAAGATGATGAAAACATTCTCTCCTTGGGGTCTTGTCACAGAGAGAGAAGTTATTGTGATGGGTCGAAAGCAGATTTCCTATGATGTTGGGGGCATCACTCAACTAGATTATCTTGATCTTTATAAGAAGTTTACTTATAAGGCACAGGAATCTTATCGTCTAGATTATATTGCTGAAGTTGAACTCGGACAGAAAAAACTGGATCACTCCGAGTTTGATACATTCAAGGATTTTTACACTAAAGATTGGCAAAAGTTTGTAGAGTACAACATCGTTGACGTAGAACTTGTTGACCGTTTGGAAGACAAGATGAAACTCATCGAGCTTGCTATTACTATGGCATATGATGCTAAGGTAAACTATGCTGATGTCTTTTTTCAGGTAAGAATGTGGGATAATATTATCTACAATTATTTGAAAAAACGTAATATTGTTATTCCACCAAAGGAAAGGACAGCAAAAGATGCCAAGTATGCTGGTGCTTATGTAAAAGAACCAAAACCAGGAGTGTATGACTGGGTTGTTAACTTTGACCTTAACTCCCTATATCCCCACCTGATTATGATGTACAACATCTCACCAGAAACTCTGATGGATGAGAGGCATCCTACTGCATCTGTAGACAAGATTCTTAATCAACAGATCAGTTTTGAGTTGCATAAAGACTATGCAGTATGTGCAAATGGTGCTATGTACCGCAAAGACTTCCGTGGAATGCTTCCTGAACTAATGGAGAAGATGTATAATGAACGAGTCATCTTTAAGAAAAAGATGATTGCTGCTAAGAAAGAGTATGAAAAAACCCCTACTAAAGAACTTGAGAAAGAGATTGCTCGTTGCAATAACATTCAGATGGCAAAGAAGATTTCTTTGAACTCCGCTTATGGTGCCATCGGAAATCAATACTTTAGGTATTTCAAACTGGCAAACGCAGAAGCAATCACTCTTTCTGGTCAGGTTGCTATTCGTTGGATTGAGGGAAAAATGAATGATTACCTCAATAAGATTCTAAAGACGGAAGGTGAAGATTATGTTATTGCTTCAGATACTGATTCTATTTACCTTAATATGGGTCCTTTGGTTGAACGTATATTCAAAGGAAGAGAGAAAACTACTGAAGGCGTTGTTTCGTTCCTTGATAAGGTCTGTCAAATGGAACTTGAAAAGTATATTGAAAGTTCTTACCAAGAATTGGCTGACTATGTGAACGCATATGATCAGAAGATGTTCATGAAACGTGAAAATATTGCTGATCGTGGAATCTGGACTGCTAAGAAACGATATATCCTTAACGTTTGGGATAGTGAGGGTGTTCGGTATTCTGAACCTAAACTGAAGATCATGGGTATTGAGGCAGTTAAATCATCAACACCAGCACCATGCCGAAAGATGATTAAGGATGCACTTAAACTTATGATGAGTGGAACTGAAGATGATGTGATTGACTTTATTGAAAAGAGTCGAAACGAGTTTAGAAAACTTCCTCCCGAGCAAGTGTCATTCCCTCGTTCCGCATCTGATGTAAATAAGTACAAATCCAGTTCTTCAATCTACGAAAAAGGAACCCCGATTCATATTCGTGGAGCACTTCTATTCAATCACTATATCAAGCAAGAAAATCTAACAAATAAGTATTCTTTGATTCAAAATGGTGAAAAGATTAAGTTCTGTTATCTCAAAAAACCAAACTCTATTCATGAGAACGTAATCTCTTACATTCAAGATTTTCCAAGGGAACTTGGGATTGACAAATACATAGACTACGACTTACAATTTGAAAAAGCATTTCTTGAACCTATGAAAGTCATTCTTGATTCTATTGGATGGAGTGTAGAAAAAACTGTAAACCTTGATTTATTTTTTAACTGATGGACTTCCTTAAAGATATTGTAAAAGAGATTGGTGATGATTACACTAAACTTGCATCGGAAATAGACGAAACAGAAACTTATGTTGATACGGGTTCATACATTTTTAATGCACTGGTTTCAGGTAGCATATTTGGTGGTGTATCTGGGAATAAGATTACTGCTATTGCTGGAGAGTCTAGTACTGGAAAGACTTTCTTTTCTCTCGCTGTGGTTAAGAACTTCCTTGATAATAATCCCGATGGTTATTGTCTCTATTTTGATACTGAAGCTGCCATCACTAAATCTCTTTTAGAAAGTCGTGGTGTTGATACTCAACGTCTTGTAGTTGTGAATGTAGTCACTGTTGAAGAATTTAGAACTAAAGCACTTAAGGCAGTTGACCTTTATATGAAAAAACCTGAAGGTGAACGTAATCCTTGCATGTTTGTGCTAGACTCTCTTGGTATGCTTTCAACAAGTAAAGAGATCAACGATGCTTTAAATGAAAAAGAAGTTAGAGATATGACTAAATCTCAACTGATTAAAGGTGCCTTCAGAATGCTAACACTCAAACTAGGTCAAGCAAATGTTCCACTTCTTGTCACAAATCACACATACGATGTCATCGGAGCTTATGTACCAACGAAAGAAATGGGGGGAGGTTCTGGACTCAAATACGCAGCAAGTACGATCATTTATCTCAGCAAGAAAAAAGAAAAGGATGGAACGGAAGTGGTCGGAAATATTATCAAGGCTAAGACTGCTAAATCGCGTTTGAGTAAAGAGAATAAGGATGTTGAGATCCGTCTGTATTATGATGAGCGCGGTCTTGATCGTTACTACGGTCTTCTGGAACTTGGTGAGATTGGTGGACTCTGGAAGAATGTAGCAGGACGTTATGAGATTGATGGAAAGAAGATTTATGCTAAGCAAATTCTAAAAGAACCTGAAGTATATTTCACCGAAGATGTAATGCAACAGTTGGATCAAATCGCACGTAAGGAATTTAGTTATGGAGAAGGTTGAGTTTCTAATTCTTAGAAACCTATTACATAATGAGGATTATGTCCGTAAAGTAATACCATTCATTAAATCTGAATACTTTGAAGATACTAATCAAAAGATTGTATTTGAGGAGATTTTATCTTTTATTGAGCAATATAATCAACCAGCAACAAAAGAAGTTCTTTGTATTGAAGTAGAGAAACGTAAAGATATTAACGATACTTCTTTTAAAGAAATCGTTCATCTGATTCAGAATCTTGATGATGTTCCTATTGAACTTGATTGGTTGATTGATACCACCGAAAAGTGGTGTCGTGATAGGGCAATCTACATCGCACTTATGGAATCTATCCATATTGCAGATGGTAAAGATGAGAAGAAAAATCGTGATAGTATTCCTAGTATTCTATCGGATGCTCTTGCTGTATCTTTTGATACTCACATTGGTCACGATTATCTGTTAGACTACGAGCAACGTTATGAGTCCTATCACAAGAAGGAGGAGAAAATTGAATTCGACCTTGAGTACTTTAACAAGATCACAAAAGGTGGTCTACCTAATAAGACTCTCAATATCGCTTTGGCTGGTACGGGTGTCGGAAAGAGTCTCTTTATGTGCCATGTGGCTGCTTCCGTCTTATTGCAAGGCAGGAACGTTCTCTACATCACTCTCGAAATGGCGGAAGAGCGAATTGCTGAAAGAATTGATGCGAACCTCCTGAATGTTCCTATTCAGGATATTGGAGACCTTCCTAAGCAAATGTTTGAGAGTAAGGTAACTAACCTTGCTAAGAAGACTCAGGGAACTCTTATCATCAAAGAGTATCCCACTGCTTCTGCTCACTCAGGACACTTCAAGTCTCTCTTGAATGAACTTGCTCTGAAGAAGTCTTTCCGTCCAGATATCATCTTTATTGACTATCTGAACATCTGTGCTTCTTCTAGGTATAAGGGAAATCTTTCTGTGAACTCTTATTCTTATATTAAGGCAATCGCAGAAGAACTTCGTGGTCTTGCGGTAGAGTTTAATGTACCTATTGTATCTGCTACTCAGACCACTCGTTCAGGATATTGCTTGGATTTGAAAACCAAAGTTCAAACACCGCAAGGACTGAAAGATATTTCTAATATTCAAGTTGGAGATTTGGTGCTTTCTAATACTGGTTATAATGAAGTGTTGAATGTTTTTCCTAAAACTAAAAAGAAATCTTATAAGATTACTTTGGAGGATGGTAAGGAAATTATTTGTAGTGAAGAGCACTTGTTCCCAACTCAAAATGGAGAACTGAATATCAAAGGTGGTCTTGAAGAGGGAATGTGTCTTTATGTAAAGGAATAGTGTGTGTAAGTTATACTTCTTATAAATAATAGTAGTATAACTTACTGATATGAAAGTAAAGATTTATTTAATTACCAACACTGCAGTTAATCCAAATATGTATTATGTTGGATTGACAAAAAATGAATTAGATAGAAGATTACGGGAACATATTACTCTTGGACGGCACGAAGGTAATAAACTTTTGTCCGATGCTATTATTGAATACGGTAAAAGAAACTTTACTATTGAATT